GATATCGAGGTTGCCGCCGATGAGGGATTCCCGCAACCAGATATAGCAGACAAAGAAATCACAGCTATTACTGTAGAAGTGGATAATTTCTACTATGTATTCGGTTGCGGTCCTTATACTTCACACATCGATAATGTCAAATATATTCGGTCTAATAACGAACATGATTTACTTGTGCAATTTGTCAAGTTCTGGTCTGAAGAACAACCAGATGTAGTAAGTGGGTGGAACATTGAGACCTTCGATATACCTTATCTAGTTAATCGTATCGAGCGAATACTTGGTGAAGGCTGGTCTAAAAAATTATCTGTTTGGGGTATGGTAAAACCTAGAGTTATTCATGGTAATTTTGGTAAAGAACACACTGTATATGAAATTGTTGGAACTTCAACACTTGATTACTTGTCGTTATACAAGAAATTCATCCTGAAGCCTAGGGAAAACTACAAACTGGATTATATTGCCCATGTTGAATTAGGTGAAAAGAAGATCGACTACTCAGAGTATTCGTCACTCTTGGAACTGTATAAAAAGGATTATCAGAAGTTTATCGAGTATAACATCGAAGACACTGCCCTAGTTCGTCGGCTTGATAACAAACTGAAACTCATTGATCTTGTTTGTGCTATCGCCTATTCTATTCGAGTTAATTTCAATACTGCACTAACAACCGTGAAGTTATGGGAAGTGTTGATTCATAATCACCTGATCAAGAAGAATATAGTTGTCCCCTACTCCACCAAGAATACAAGGGGTGCTTCCATTCCCGGTGGATATGTCAAGGAACCACACAAAGGAAGGCAACCTTGGGAGGTATCCCTAGACCTTACGTCCCTGTATCCAATGCTCACCATCATGTTCAATATTTCTCCTGAAACCTTGCGTCATCATATTGGTGGTAATCTAGGTTCACAGGATGCTATCGATTCCTTGATACCATTACTTGAAAATGACGAATTTTCCGAAGATTTACGTAAGAAAGACTTGACACTTACTGGTTCTGGATATATGTTCTCTAGGGATCATCAAGGTTTCATTCCCGAACTCATGCAGAAATACTTTAACAAACGTGACGAATACAAGGGTAAGATGAAGGACTCCAAGAAAGAACTAGAACTTATCAAGACAGAAATGAGAAAACGAGGTATGGAAATTGAGTAAAAAATACGAGGATATGACCAATGATGAATTGTTAAAAGCAAAAGAGGATACTGAGAATAGTATTTCTGCTTATGATAATCTACAAATGGCCATGAAAGTTGGTATCTTGAATTCGGGCTACGGCGCTTTTCTCAATATGCACTTCAAATGGTTTGACAATAGAATCGGTGAGTCCATTACTCTATCAGGCCAGCTAGTCATCAAGTGGTCAGAAAAAACACTAAATCAATTCTTCAATAAAGTATTAAAGACAAAGGATAAAGATTATGTCGTGGCAATCGATACGGATTCTTGCATCGTTACGTTTGGACCTTTGGTCGATGCGGCTGTACCTAAAGATGCTACACAGGAACAAATCATCGACTTCATTGATAGGGTTTGCAAAGAACGTATTGAGCCATTGCTTGATTCTAGTTATGCAGACCTTGGCAAGTATACTAATGCCTACGAGCAAAAAATGAATATGAAGCGTGAGGCGATTGCCGATTCTGGTATTCACCTTGCGCGCAAAAAGTATATCATGAATGTCTTGGACAATGAAGGTGTGCGTTATGCGGAACCTGAATTGAAGATGATGGGTATTGAGGCTATTCGATCCTCTACGCCCGAAGCCTGCCGTGATTCGATTAAGGAAACTATTCGCCTTATTATGCAGTCAACAGAAGAAGAAACTCAAAAGTATATACAAGAATTCAAAGAAAAATTCATGTCCCTGTCATTTGAAGACATAGCATTTCCACGTGGTGTTAATGGTCTATCCAAGTATAAAGGGACAGGTGATAAGATATATGAAGCAAAAACGCCTATTCATGTTCGTGGATCACTGCTTTACAATCAAGAACTTAAGAATAGAAACCTACAGAACAAGTATCAGATGATTCAGGAAGGCGACAAGATCAAGTTTTGTTACCTGAAGACCCCAAATAGTATCAAAGAAAATGTGATATCTGTTTATGATGTTTTACCTAGAGAATTCGGTCTGGACAAGTATATCGACTACGAAAAACAGTATGAGAAAGCTTATCTAGAACCGATTCGTTCCATTCTCAAAATGATTGATTGGGATGAAGAAGAACGAAATCGAATTGACGATTTCTTCTAAACAACGCAATATAGTTACCCTGAAATCTTGGCTGTCAGGACTAAATACTATCGTGGTGTAGCTCACTACTTAAAATTAAACAGCTAACAAAAAGGAAAAAATATGAACGAACTACTATCTCGGCTCGCAAAGGCGGGCTCTGTCAAACATTCTGCTATTCTTGCAGACTCCAAATTCTTCGGTGAAAGAGAATTTTGTCCTACCGAAGTCCCTATTCTAAATGCAGCATTTTCTGGTTCTGTCAAGGGCGGCCTGTCTTCAGGTCTCACTTTTATTGCCGGCGAATCCAAGAGTTTCAAGACTTTACTTGGTCTATTATGCATGAAAGCTTATATGACCAAACATCCGGAAGCGGTTGTTATGTTCTTTGACACTGAATACGGTTCCACGCCTGCTTACTTTGGTCAATTCGGTATTGATACCAAACGTATTATACACATTCCAATTGAACATATAGAAGAACTCAAATTCGATATAGTAAAAAGACTTGAACAAGTAAAACGTGGTGATAAAGTATTCGTATTCATTGATTCTATTGGTAACATTGCTTCCAAGAAGGAAGTAGAAGACGCCTTGAATGAAAACGTTGCCGCAGACATGACACGGGCAAAGGCCCTGAAATCACTATTCAGGATCATCACTCCAACCTTTACAACCAAAGATATTCCTTGTGTTGCCATCAACCATACCTATAAGACACAGGAATTTATTTCCAAAACTGTCATGTCTGGTGGCACAGGTGGCATGTATTCGGCAAATGCAGTATTCATTATCACCAAGGCACAAGAAAAAGAAGGTACAGAGCTTACGGGTTACAAGTTTACCATCAATATCGAAAAATCCAGATTTGTCAAGGAAAAATCCAAGTTTCCGTTCATGGTATCTTACAAAAAAGGTATCAATAAGTGGTCAGGATTACTTGATCTTGCTATCGGTGCTGGACTAGTATTCAAACCCAAGAAGGGATACTACCAGAAAGTAGACCCGGAAACAGGAGAAGTAATCGGAGAGGAACTTAAAGAAAAGAAAACGAATACTCCCGAATTCTGGGCCGATATACTTGACAATCCGAAATTTGACGAGTATATTATGAATACTTACAAGCTAGGTGACACTATTGAAGACGATTTTGAAGATGAAGAAGACCTAGAACTTTCCGAAGAAGAATAATAAAAGGTAGCAGATGGAAGATAAAATCTTATCTCATCTTGTGTTTACAGAGGGGTACACTAGACGTGTACTCCCTTTTATTTCAGAAGACTATTTTTCTCAAAATGAACACAAGGTTATTTTCTCAGTAATAAACGAGTATGTTAGCAAATATAATAAAATACCAACAAAGGATGTTTTACGAGTAGAAGTAGACTCCATGGAATTGATTGAGCCGGTGCATGAAGCCTGTATGGAATCGATCAATTCAATGGAATCAGACAATCCCAATATAGATTGGTTGATAGACAAGACTGAAAAATGGTGTCAGGACCGAGCACTTTACAATGCGATTACTAGGGCAGTTAGGGTATACGATGGTGGTGACAAAGAACTAGATCGTGGTGGCATTCCTAAACTCATGACAGATGCCCTTGGTGTCAACTTCGATAATAAGATTGGACATGATTACCTAGACGATTGGGAAAGTCGATATGAATTCTATCACGAAAAGAAAAACAAGCTACCATTTCATATTGATCTTTTAAACTACATTACTAATGGTGGTGTTCTTGACAAATCTCTGAATATCATCATGGCACCTACTGGAGGTGGTAAATCACTGTCACTCTGTGATTTTGCTGCCAATTATATGACCATGGGTAAGAATGTAGTCTATATCACATTAGAGATGGCAGAGGAAGAAATTTCAAGACGTATTGATGCTAATCTTATGGATACCAATATTCAAGATATTGAAGGTATGCCAAAGGATATGTTTGAAAAGAAAATCAAACGAATACGTGATAACACACCCGGCAAGTTAATCATCAAAGAATATCCTACTGCTTCTGCCCATGCAAACCATTTTCGATATGCTATCAATGAACTAAAACTTAAAAAGAACTTTGATATTGATGTCCTGATCATAGATTATATTAATATATGCACTTCGTCAAGATTTAAAGCAGGGGCGCACAATTCATATACCATTGTCAAGGCGATTGCCGAAGAAATCCGAGGACTTGGTATTGAATTTGGAATTCCGGTATGGTCTGCCACACAAACAAATCGAAACGGGGCTGGTACTTCTGATATTGATATTACAGACGTTGCCGAATCATGGGGCTTGCCCGCCACTGCCGACCTTATGCTTGCTCAAATCCCATCCGAGGAACTAGACGAATTAGGACAAATCTTGTTTAAGCAATTGAAAAACCGATATAATTCCAAAACGTCATACCGACGATTCGTTTTGGGTATTGACTATGCCAAGATGAAACTATACAACGTTGAACAGGAAGCGCAAGACGGAATCATGAATGATGATCGGCCCGCGTTTGACAAATCCAGTTTTGGAGAGGAAAACGAGGATCGTGAATCGAGAAAGAACAAATTCCAAAAATTTCAGATATGAGGGTTGACACGGACAAATCGTTTTGTTACATTAAAAATGTAAACAAGATACGGAGAAGTAATATGTTTACGGTTGAAAAAGTCAAAGGCGGTTTTGTGGTTCTTAATTGGGCTGGCGAAATCGAGATTGCTTATCGCAATCGCAAACACGCCGAAAACTATGCTTCAGGCGCTGTTCATGAGATTTTTAATGAGGCGGAAAACCAGAATGAGCGTTTTGATGCGGTTAAACAATATCTTGCCGAACGCGCAAAGCGTATTCCGTTAGTCAATCCTCAACTCTCAATGTTTTAATATGTGATAAAATGAAAGGTGAATAAATGTTTGTAGTGAATAAAGATGCGTGGCACTATCGATGGTTAATGTTCATCGAGAAGGCAAAATATAACTATGTTGAAAAAAAAATCTGAATATGGTAGTTTTTCAAAATATATGTGTATCCGTGAACCGACTAATTTCTGTGAGTATTGGCGAAGGGTTCTTCTATGGCCAGCGATCAATTTCTTTCTGGTTCTTTTGACATTAGGTCTTCTTTTTGTTATTGTTAGTACCGGTTATGCCGCCGCTGGATGGTGGTATTTTCTTCAATTGCTTGGTACTATGATTGGTACTATTACTTGTTTTGCCTTACTCTTATTCATGTTTATTGGCACTGTTGAAGTGAAAGATAAAATCAAACAAACTGCCCATAAGCATAAGGAAGATAATATCTTTTTCAGCACATATTTTTCTATCAAGAACAAGATTTGCCCACTTCTGAAATATGAGGATAAAAACGATGAAAAGTGAGTATTTTAATATCTTTGGACTATTGTTCACTTTTCCCGGTGTGATGGTTCTATTCTTTTCTACTCTTATGATCGGAGCTTTGACATTGGCATGGCATGATGCACCTGAAACATCTAAAGCGAAATTGGAATATTCTGTTTCTGATTTTGCGAATTGTGAACCTACTCGTGATCGTGATGACTACGTTGTGTTTCATTGTTCCAAGGAAACAGAATGAATCCAGAATTGATAGCAGGGATTGTATTATTCAGTAGTTTAGGTGCTGTAGTATTGATTCCTGCTATCTTGTTGGGATATGAGATATATAAGAAATATAGGAAAACATTAAAATGACAAATGAGGAAGTTTTAAAAGAGTGGGATGCAGGTAATCCAGTTAAATCAGTAGAAATGGGAGGGCTTGGAGAAGATTATGAGTATGTAATACAATTTATGACCTTTGAATTCCTACGTTGTATGCTTGAAAATGATAATTATGATAGAGTCGAAAACGATATCATGTTTAGTGAATATCTAGATTCTATTGCTAATGAAACTCTAAAAAATTATGCAATAGAAGAAGGAGTAAGTAGTCATCAGTGGAATGCCGCAGGCTATATTGCTGGTATGTTCATTAAATTAGGTTATGAGAAGGCTTTAGAAAAAGCCCCCGAGGATCGTATTATTACAATTGCTAGGAGAAAATAATGACATTTTCTGATCTGATTGACAACGTTCAAGATATGAAAGAAGAAGCAGTTAAAGAGAAGTTCAAAAAGGCTCTAGAGACTGTTCTTGAATGTTATGATTCTATACCCGCCAAAGACATTGCTGAGGCTTTGCATTTTGGCGAGTTTGAGAGTTTTTTGATTTGGGAAAATGACGATATATTTGGTACTGAAGGTATGAAACTGTGAGGTAGATGAAATGAAGGAATATACAATGCAAGATCATTTAGACAAACTGATTCATGACAAAATGGACGATGGTTATCAATTCTTGCCATCAGAAATGACCGTGTATGAAGATGATAATGGAGAGCCTTGTGCTGTCATCCCTTTTCTGAATCCCTTGGGAGAACGTGTTTTCTATACTCTAGGACTTGTCGAACATGATGCGTGATCAGAATTTAGAAGAACTATACACTGAAATGTATGAATTTTGTAATGAGCACAATCATCATTTCAAGGAAAAATTCAGGCCATTTGCCAAAGAAGTGCAGGCTTGGTTAAACAACGCAATCGATAATTATGATTATTGCGTTTATCAACCTACAAAGAAAGGTGGATATCTGGCGACATATCCTTTCTATGATTTTTGGTTGAAGCAGGTTTTGATGTATTTTGAAATTGCTCTATGGAACGCATATTTTATGGACGGCGGCAAAAAGGCTGAAAAACGTGCTGACGTGGCGGTCGAAGAATTTCGCAAAAAATTTGATTATAAGTCTTGACTCCGTGATCATCCTAGGATATATTCTAGGTATGAAACGAGTAGGAGAGAATAGTCATGAGAATGATTCAAGAGAAACCGAAATATATCGTCAAAAATGAAAATGTTCTAGGATATAAAATCACTGATGATTTTATGGGCATTCTTCGTGATTTTAGTTATTCGTCATTGGGTAATCCTGCGAACACGATAGCGATTATGAATGGTGACATTCGACGCGCAACGAAAAACGACTTCGAAAATTTTCGTGTGATGGTACCTCCAGATTTTTCTTGACAAATAAAATTCCATATGGCATTATGTAGTCAAGATAGAGATACAGAGAAACGAAAGGAAACTGTTATGACCACTCGTAAGCTTCGCCCGATCTTCGTTAAGACCGTGATCGTTGAAGAAGGCCAGTCGATTGCCGAGCAGACTTTTGGCTACCTTCGTGGTCAGTGGGTTTTCGTGAACGGTATGATGGGCCGTGTTGCTAACCATACCGGAAACCGTGTCCTTATTTGGCTTGCCAAGGAAAAGACCCTTGCCTGCTTTGGTTGAAAGGAAATTAGAAAGAAATCGATGACAATGAACAATGATTGGTGTCCGGAAAATGATCTAGGCTGGCAGCAAGAAAAAGCTTATATCCTTGAAGACCAAAAGGATAAGGCATATCATAATTTGCGCGAAGAACATCAGCGCCTCTTAGATGCACTTGATCCTAATGAAACAAAAAATGCTTATTCTGGTGAATTTAAGTTTTATCCGCATGTTAATAGCAGGACCAAGGTGACTGTTCCTTGGACTACCGTGAAGGAAATCATGAAAGCAATCAAAAAGAGGGCTGGAGTTGAATAATATTCATGGCACGTCCTATTCACACGTGAGCATGTGATTTCTCAGGAAAAGATCAATCTCGACGTTCTGAAAAATGAACTTCTGAAACAAGTTTCCTGAATTTTTTTTGAAAAAAGAGTTGACATTCGTTTATGATGGTGTATTATCTAATTATAGGAAATGACCTAACACCGATCAAATGAAGGATAAGTTGGGATGTTTATCGCAGACAAATATGAATTCCGTATCGTTGAAGATGAAAATGGGGATGACCATGAGGAAATCAATTTTCAACCTTTGAGCGATGGTACTCTGGATGTTTTGGTGACTCAATGGTTAAGTCGTCCGGTGATGCAAACTACTTGTTGTAATTTGACTGCCGAACAAGCAACCGCACTCAAGGTATGGCTTGAAGAACAGGGATATTGAAATGGTTTACAACGTTGAAAACACTCTTGCCGGCATCGAGGAAAATGGCCGGGCTTGGGAGGGTACTATCCACGGGTTTCGTGATATTCTGAAGGATATTGATGAAGCCTATGAAGCAGAAAACCTTGACCGAATCAACGAACTCACCAAGCAGATTGGTGCTAAGTTCCAGAAGCATTGGGACGAAGAAAAGGCTTCCATGGGTGAACAGGAAGACCTTGAATGGTTCCTTGAAGAAGACTGCAATACGGATTTGCGTTTGAGACAAGGAGGTACGCTATGAGACCGCTTCCGCCGCTGGTTTAAGTCGTATTAGTAAAAAATACACCATTGTGGCCATTGGTTCGTAGAGGAATATGGCAATCTTGAAAGTTGGCGCGATGAATTCAACTATCGTCTGAATAGTCTCTATGATTGGGCAGACTATAACCGAATCTGGATTGAACCGAATTGAGGATTATATTATGATTGATCAATATATGTCTGAATTGAAAAAGGCTGCAAACGATTATGAATTGTGGAAAGAGAAACAACCACCGAGAGAAGATTGGTTCTTCAAAATTCAGTGGGTTCGTGCGTTCGTTGAAGAAACAAAGGTAAATGTTGATTACGGTGATCTTCATGATTATGTCATTGATCCTGCTCAACTAGAAGCGAGGATGCGTAGGCAAGAGCGCGTCAATGAAAAAAGAGATTTCTTTGATCGTAAAGTTAAGGTTGGTGACAAAGTGTATTGTCTTACCAGTATGGGTTATGCTAGTTCAAAGAAATCCAATGCTCTTCTAGAAGTGGTTGAAATCACACCGAAAGGTACTATTAAAGCTAAAGTGATTCAAACCGCATTATATGGGAAAGACGATCAAAAGAACAAAGTAGATGAACTTAGAAAACTCCCTTATGATTTTTTGATCGTAAATGAATTGATGTAATGAGGAA